AATTTATTAATTTTTTAATGTCTTCTTTAGACTCTACGTACAATAAATCTCTCAATACTGGATCCTGTATTAATTTTTTTTCTGGATCATATTCTATTTGAATTGCAGCAAGACAGTTAGAAGCTAACGTTTCATAAAATCTATATGTAGTGACATTATCTAAATGCTCCTCGTCTCCGGTGATAAATGATACCTTAACTGTATCTAAGGTTTTCATTAACTCATCATGTTTTAGTTTTTTAATGAACTCACCTGGTACTTTGTCAGATTTATATCCTATCTTTAAGTTATTAGTGTTTTCTGGAAAATATTTTCTAAGTTGATTTTCTCTAAAAGAACCTCGCTTGTCTCCGAAATAAACTAGATCCCATTCTTTTTCAACTTCTACGGCATCACTGAATATATCAAAAGAGTCATCCTGAGTGAATCGGTGTTTAAAAATATAAGTAAACCAATCTACTCGCTTCCAGTTCTTAGGTTGCCATCCTAGGAACTTCTCGATCTTAGTACCAGAGAATAAATAGGTAGCTTCTGCTATAATATTAGTCCAACTGTCAACTGAGTCATTACATAAATCAAATCTCTTTGATATAATTTCTGCATAATTCAGAGGTGGTATTCTAGGATCATTTACTAACATAAAAATCTTACCTTCATACTTAGCTAAATCATCACATATTTTAGCACAATGTTCTCCCATTACTCCGCCAAAGAAATTCGGTGTACTCAATTGAAGAACCACAACATCATATTCAGAAAAATCAGTATCTAAATAATTAATATAGAAATCTAAATCTTTAGTGTTTCTATTTTTTTTTCCTACAACGTCGACCTGCCCTCCGTTTTGCTCCATCATCTTTTTAAAGAACATTGCTTCAAGACCTCTGTGGTTTTTGTCGTTATAAGTTAAATTTGCCAGTACTGATGTGATTGCTACCTTTTTCATATTATTTTAAACTTGAAATGTCTAATTTTGAGTTTTCGTAATTTTCTAATCCTTGAATGTATGCTACTGCATCTAATAAATTATCTTGCTTATGATTATAAGACTCTCTAGAGAATTTTAAAGCGATCATTGCTTTGAACATTTCTCGACCGGTTATATTCATTCCAGTCATCCCGTTGAATATCATAGCGGCCCTATCCATTCCTTCACCAAATGGACCATATTGTCTGTCTGACTCTTCTGATCTGTTATTTACTATTTCGTCGGCCTGTTTTAATATTGATTCGCTCATTACTTTCTTTTATTGTATTATACTTAATACTTTCTAAAAGTTTATTAGTTTCACTATCAATGATTTCACTGTGGTTTTTAAGTATATAGTCGATTATACCCATTCTTTGCCATTCTATAATTGTTCTTATTCTAGTCTCATCCATGTCTCTAGATTTTTTGTAAAAAAAAATCCTTGGTTATTTTAACCAAGGATTTTATATAATTTAATGCGATTTATATCAATACCCTGGTCTGATCGTGTTAAGTAACACAACTAATAGTAGGACTAGGTTTAAAGTATTGTTATTAATCATTTTTAATTATTTAGCTAAGTCTAGTGAAACATACTCTTCTTTCAAAGAAGAAATATTTGATTCAATAGAACCTTTTAATTTTTCTAATTTAGGAATAGCTCCTTTTTGTAATTTAGGAGAACCTAATGCTGTTGCTATTTCGGAAACTGCAGTTTCTAATTTAGATACGTTTTCTAAGATAGTTCCTTTTCTTGTTTCTATTGCTTTTATTTTTAAAGCTGTTTCGTTTATAGCATTGCTATATATAGAACTAATATCATAGTTATAGTTTTCTTTAAAGTAAGTAAACATATCATGTTCGTTAACTTTACTCCATTCTCTCTGTGCAGAATTTACTTTTTTACATAAGAAGTAATTTCCATTTAACTCGAATATTGTACTTTCAGCAATAGCCTTATCGTTAGATATAGTCTTAATAAACTTAAGATTAACAAGATCTTTAGTATTTTCTAGTAAATTATTTACGTAATGTTTAATTTGACTAGTTTCCATTACTAAAGCTTCTGTTACGTTTATAGAATCAATAGAATCTACCTTATTGTCATTTAAATAAACATCTAACTCGTTAGATTCATTAAATGAAAATCCTAACTTAAAGTTTTTGATTAGACTTGAAGTAACCATATCACCTTCCTGTTTAAATCCTAGTCTTGCAAAAGATTCGCATAAAGAGTAAAACTCTTTATTTTCTTTTAATACTACATTTGGATTAACAGTCGATATGACAAAACCTGCTTCATTAATATGAATAGTATCTCCTTGTTTTCTATCAATTGATTCTGATATCCTCATGAATCTATCATCAATATACGAAATAACATTTCCTTTATCTAGGTTAAGAGTTGGAGCAATAGTATTTTGTATTCTGTTATCAGTATCTCCAGATCCTAGAGTAAATTTGTTGTCTTTTTTAGATTCTAAAATTTTAAGGTTGTTAACTAAGTTAGTTATAAGAGGAAGATTGGTTTTTCCAAACTTTAAGTTAATTATATCAGATGAATAAGATTCATTGATTAACATTTCTTTTAATTCAGAAACTACTCCTGTGTATAACTTAGAGCTAATTCCAGACATTTCATATATGTTGAATAACATTTCTAAATCTTCATCATTAGATTCTAATACTTTAGATATAACGCCTACTGCTATGTTAACTGATTTTTCTGTTGAAAATCTAGAGAATTCATTAATAAAAGAGGGATACAATTTAAATTCAACTTGAGATTCTAACATTACCTCGTATCTATTAACAGCTGATGAAATAATAGGATCAGAATACGCATTAGATTCTTTTATGTTAGATAGTTGAGATTTTAAATCTCCTAATCTAGTCATTTCTTCTATAACAGAATCGGTAGTAGTTTCATTTTTTTCAAATTGAGATAATAAATTATCTATTGTTTGATTTTTTAAGTGCTCATTTATACTTTTCAAATCTACTTTAAGTTGTTTATATATAAACTCCGAGCTTTGCTTGTTTAATATGGACTTATTAACTGACTCTGAAACCATCTTAACTAACGAATTAGACTTGATATTTTTATTTTCATTAAGTTCAGTTAAAACCTTTTGGATAAAATCCTTCATAACTGTTAACATTATTTTATTTTATTTATCTTTAAAAAGATTAATATTTTAACCAATTTACTTAGATTTTTTACCGGCGTTAGATACATCAGTTTTTATTTTACTAGGATTTTTAGTTCCAAACTTATTAACAATTGAAGCAGTCGCAACTTTTCTAAACGCGCGCAGTGGAGTTTCTAGAACTTTGGAAGGGTCGCTTTTTTCTAATTCAGATATCTTGTTTTCTAATTCGGTTATCTTATCTTCCTGTGTTTGTCTATCTTCAGCTTCAGCCTTAGATTCGGAAATAGCGCTGTTAACTTCAGATTGATCTACTGATGCTCTCCATTCTCCAGAATACATCATACTTTCAGCACCATCCTGTCCTACTGATGTAATGTACATTGTTTTTAAACTAGATGATATTATCGACCCACTCTGTTTTTTAGCTATATTAAATGATATTTCTCCTATTGCAAGATTTTCGCTAGTGTCGCTATTTAAATTATCTATTGACACTTTACCCTTGTCTGTTTCAAATACTAATCTATATTTAGCAGAATTAAGATTTAAGTCTAATGGGATAAGCTTAGAATTGACTACGTTAAGAAGTTTAAACTTGAGGCTGTTATCAAATGGAGATAGTATGAATCTAAGCTTACCTGGTCCAAATACCACCTCATCTGATATATCCGAAGTCTTAAGTGAACCACTATTATTAGATATAGATATATTATTGTTATTAAAGAATATTGGAACATATTCGATTGATTTTGTTGGTGCTAATTCAGAAACAGCATCTCCGCCAAATCCTGGTGCAAAAGTAGGTTCAATAAACAGTTTGGTTGCTTCAAAATTCTTTTTTATAATTTTATTATATACTCTTTGAGATTGAGGCTCATCTGATAGTGGTATGTTAACTAGGCTTTTTCCATATTTTTTAGGAGAAAGTAAAGAAAAGGAAGCTTCTCTAATTATTTGTTCTCCAGTTCTTTTATTAGTTAGTCTACATAGTAAATCAATTGACATGCTAATAGCACTACCTGCATTTTTTAATACCGGCCTAAATATTAAAGGCTCATCGTAGTCGTCTTCTTGAAATATTACCTGTCGAGATGTGTTTATAAAAGCACTACCTACCTGTTCGAATATACTCAATTGATGAATTACTATCCAATCATCCTGAGGGTTTCTTCTATTTAACATCGATATTAAGTCTTCAGGGAAACCTGAATTATATGTTAAATAGTACTCTATAAAGTCTCCATTTGAAGATTCTTGCACCTGAGCTCCAACTACATCAAACTCATTAGTTTGAGATAAGGTAGATTGATAATTCTCAGTTACTTCAAATACATCATATTTAGTAGCAGTATCAGTGTCTAACTTTTCACGTTTACCACATTCGGCTACTCCAATTGTCATAGGCGAATTATATATGAACCCAGTATGTCCTCCTGAATCAGTTGGAGTAATCTTAGCAGCAAAGGTATTTTGAGGAGTTGCTGATGTTCTATATTCCTCATTTATATTTTTTGGTGAAGGAACTTTAATATCTATAAATCTGTCATATAATGAGTCAGATAAGAATATAGGCTTAGGGTTAAATGTTATTAGCTCATCGATAGTTTCAGGAGCAACTAGTATGTTTGAAAATATATTAATAGTTCCGTCATTTTGAGTATTTTTAACACTTAATATTAACGCCTTGAATCCTTCAAAGTCAAATCCTGAAATAAAATGAAATCGTACTTTATCATATACTACATTATATCCTGTTAATGATGTTTCAGATAACTTAGAGTCGTAGTTTATATAATTTGGAGATTTTTCAGAGTCTAAATATGCAAACTTATTACCTCCAATGCTAGCGACAGATAGGTCTTTTATGTTTTTAGTTTTAAGATAAGATCCGTCCCCATTATATATTTGATTCAACCCAGTATCGCTATTTTGAACCAATGTGATGTCTTCTGTTAAAAAATTAGGAGAGGCTAATGGCTCCGACATATATTCAACTAAACAATACGAACTTATACTAATAAATCTACTTTGTGCCATTTCTGTTATTTATTTTTAATCTTTTTGAATCTATGATAATACTCAAGACCTACAATATTTCTAGTCGATGCATTTATTAATAATGTAGAGTTTTTAAAGTAGATACCTCCACCTATTCTAATTGCGCTAGGCTCGTTAACGTTAAGGCTGTTACTTATTCCTCCGCCTAACATAAAACCAAAACTTTTAGTTTTATCATCAGCTATTTTATTTTTAGGTAAGCTGTTTACTGTCATTGAATCTACACTAAGCCAGTCTGGACCTATTAACCTAGAATTCCAGAGACCTCTTTGGGTTTCAGTTAATACTATTTCTATAGGAAACTTATTAAAAGTCCAATCACCTTCGTATTTATTATCTATTAAAGAGATTGATCCTGTCCATTTAATAAATGCAGTATCATTTTCAGGATATCTTAAATTTAAGTCTAAACTATTAGAATCAATAGGATCAACCGTAACATCACCTGTAGATCTTTCTGATTTTAAAGATATAACTGTTCTGTTCAACATTATGATATCTTCATTTTGATTTTTTATTCTGCTATATAGTTTGTTGTTTCTTTTCTTAAGCTCCCGCTTTAGATCTTTTTCAGTTTTATAGTTATTTACTAATTTAGCATATTGACCATCTGCTTCTTTTTTTACTTTATCTAATTTTAATACGTGCTTATTTGCTTCTTGTATTTGATCAAACATTTTAGATCTATCATATTGATTTTTTAAATGAGATCCTATCAACAACAGGATAAGAATTACTATTAATCCAGCAAGTATTTTATCTTTATTAGTCATATTAATCCATTTTCATGATAGAAATAAACAAGTCTGAAGTTGCAATTTCTCCTGTCTCATTTTCTATTTTATTTATAAGAACAGTTTCTTCAGATTTAAGACTATTTATTGATTCTGATATTGAATCTTTTATATTTTTAAGCCTATCTATTTCTTTTTCAATCTTATTTACTGACTCTTCTGCTTTACAATACTTATCAGCTAGGTCGATCACTTCTTTTTTGTATATTTTAAATTTATTGTCCATATTATGATTTTATTCTAACATCTAATGTAGAGTTAAGTAAATATTCTATTCTTCCTAATCTACTTACAACTTCTCCCATATCAACATTTACTCCCATAGGAGTCTCGTCTTTTTTACCGGATTCCTCTGTTTTATTATTTACGCTAGTATTATTATTTGTATTATTTTCAGATACTGAAGATGCGCTTTCAGGCGTATTTTTATTAGAATCTGAAGTAGTATTAGAGCTTGATGTGTTTGTCTTAGTATTATCTATGTTCATAGGAAATACTTCTTTATTTACATTAACATCATTTTTAGATACTTCAGTTAAACTAGTTTCGCTAGTAGTCTGGTCATTAGATGCTGAAGAAGAATCTAATACGTTATTAAGAGAATTGCTATTTATTGCTTCTGAGACATTAGATGTCTCATTAGCTACTTCTACCTTATTAGACGACATATCATCTGACATATTCAAAGTAGAGTCTCCTAAACTATTTTCACTTGACTGTGTTGAATTATACTCATTACTTATTTTAGTGTCCTGAGACGATACTTCGTTAATTGAATTAGATGTTACATCTTGAGACGATACTTCAGTGTTTTGATTAGATAAGTTGTTAATCGATGCAGCCGGTCCGCCAGCCTGGTTAGGGCTAGCGTCTGTTAAGATCTCCCCTGGTGAGCTTGAATTTATAATATCAGTACTATATATAGCTTCATTAGATGTGCTCTCAGAATTATTTATAACTCCACCATCAGATCCAACACTTTCAATGCTAGTTTCTAGACTAGGAGATACTTCTGGTTCCATTAAGATATCAGACGCTGATATCATAGAGTCGTCAACAGATTCTGATTTTTCCGTAGAATCTGGGTTTATTGCACTCGTCCCCGTGTCTTCTTTAGATGCAGAATCTAAATCATTAATCTGGCTAGATTCTTTCCCTTGATAAGAATCCCCAGAGTCAGACTCCATATTACTATTTCCTATCGCATTGACAGCATCGCTTTCCCCTGCAGAAAACTTGGCCTGATCTTCTTTTTCTTTTTCCTCTGCTTCTTTTGCATCATTAGCAATCTTCGCACCTTCAATCTTTCCTTTATCCTCCGCTTCAGTTCCTAATTCATTCCGTAATTCTCGAACAGCCGACTGTAGTACGGCAGGACTTCCGTGTGTACTTATGCCTGACCACTCATCATAATAATTTTGAAAGTCAAACACATCGTATCCTCCTCCAAAGACGAACATATCATCAAGAGTTTTATTACGTTTTTCTCGAATATTCCAAGCATTAAATCCAGCTAGAAATTTAGGATAAGATTCTCGTAATTCTGCTCCAGCATCAGATGCTTCCCTGCGATCTGCAACAGTTAATCGATATAATCCAGATGCTCCTTTTTTAGCTTTATAATAAAGATCTTTATTATCGAGTATTGAATCAAGAGAAAGTTGCCTATTTCGCGTATCTGTTCTTCCATTCTCATCATATAATTTATGAATCGGAGCGTCTGGATTAGTAGATTTATACTCAGCTAGTTCTTCTGATGGATACGGATTATCTAGTGCGTACTTGGTCGCCTTCTCTCTATACTTAGCATTACTATCGCTACGGTCTGATATATATTTAGATATGCTCAACTATCTCAATTTTTTATTATTTATTTAGTTTTTAGATGAGAAGGCAAATTTACTGCAAACGACTTATTAGACACTGATGTAGTATTAGATTTTCCATTATTAGAAATCGCATCATTACTTTTAGATATATCATCATTTATTATATTTAACATTAAGGAAAAGTCTAGCCATTCCATATCTAATACTGTATTTAAATCTTGGTGCAGCTTCACTGCGAATCGAGCGTTAAGCTCCAATAAATTCATTAAATCCACCTGAAATAATGAAAATATCTTTTGTAGTGAAGCTTCCTCCCAAAAAAATATGGTCCTCCAGTCTGCTTTTACATTTTTCACATGATCCTAGCACACGATTTAATGAGGTTTTTTTAAGTTCTTCTATGAATTTATAAACGGCAGTAAATTTAATACCTCCCCATCCGTCATATGAGCTTTTTATTTGAAGTATATTTACATCAGTAAGATCTCTCCAGTCTTTAATCATATACGGAGCTATACTATAAAACGAATCGTCTATTGATCTTCCTTTTTGTATTTCTTTATTCTTATATCTTCTAAGTTCGCTTAAAACTCCATTTGTTGGCATATAAAATCTTAAAGTTTCTCCTATTTTTTCTGATTCTACTACGAAACATTTCTCTTCTTCAGAATACCACTGCATTAACTCAGGAGGTATGTTAAACCCTATAAGATTTTTACTAGTTACTTGTATTTTATTGACGTGACCACACGCTTTACTTTTACATTTTATCTTAGCCATTAACTTATTTTCCATATTTGGAAAAGTGAGTTCGTGTATTCTAAATAATAAATGATATAAGTCTACGTTACATATATCATTTGCGTTGAATCGATGATTAGTTCCTTTTACTTTAAACTTGATGCATTTATTCAAAATAAAGTTTATTTTTTCCCTAACGTCTATTGGATCGTGCTCATCCATAGTAGACCAGTGCTTTATTTCTTTATTTTTTGCAGACTTAAGAACTATTTCAGAATCAGCTTCGTAAAATAAACCTTCAGACGGAATAAGGCTAAAATTTAGTATTTTCCACGGAGATTCTTCTGCATCAGACATAGAATTAGAGTAAGTGCTAGCCTTACCTAAAGATTTAGATGGCTCTTTTTTATGTATTTCAACTTGCTGGTTTATTCCGTGCTTTTCATCTATTTGATCTAAATGATTGAGCGCACTAGACTCGTCAATATTATCGCTCATATTGAATTGTTTTTATATATTAAACTAGATATTGATGAAAGGTTTTATACTACGATCCTATAAATTGATCAAAGGATTTAGCATAATATTTAGATTCTACAATTTTCTCCATTGAATCGAAGTATATTTCAGTAGTCTTTAACGTTTCTGGATCTTTTATTAAAATTGCAATAGTCTCATTTTTGCGATCTATATTGATATTTTTTATATTACCGATCGATACCTCCCCTTCTTCTGAATCTATAAAGGAATTTACTTTTTTACCTCTTACTCTATCTCCAATATTAAAATAATGTCGAACAACAGAAATAAGCTGATCAAATGGACTTATTCCAATGTCTGTATTTCTAGATAGATCCCTAAGAGGAAGCATTTTTATAGAAATACCAGGAGTAAATTGACTTCTTCCTGTTACAAAATTAAAGTCCCCTTTCTGTCCATAGAAAGGAAGACCTCTCATATCATCTCTATTTTGAAATGCAGTTACTGATGATGAAGACTCATTAATCTTATCCATGAACGTATGACTGTATTCTTTTTCTATGTCCTAGTATCTTATATGATGCAGGAGCTGATTCTGTAACACCGGCAGCATTAGTCCATTCAAACTTTCTTAACCATATGTCTAACTTAGGATTGTTTATAAGGTAATTAGTAGGATATACTACTACGTCTGCGTCTGCGTTATCTATACCCCATATTCTAATATGCTCATTTGCGGGTATATCTACAAATTCGACTTTAAAAATAGGTCCATTTGCATGTCCTATCTTATCACCCGCAAGAGGTCCACCTATTTGATTATATCCTATAGATGTAGGTTGTCCTCTAGGAATTCTCCTATCAGTACTTATGAATTGTAATTCATAAGATATTGCGTGTGTTAAATTTAATATTTCTATTCCGCTATTTTCCATTATTATGCTGGTGTTTTTCCGTATATAATTAACCCTTTAATGTCGACTTTAAAAAGTGCGCTAGAATTAGTTATCTTTATTCTATTTATTAAGTCAAGGGTGACATTTGACTTAGGATTTGTGAATATTGTAAATAAGTTATATATCGAATGATCTCTATATGATGCGGCAGCAACGTCTTCGACTGATACTGTGACCTTTTTATTTGAAATACTCAATTCATCTCCGTTTACATCCTTAGTAGGATATGTGATATATAACATCAATCCTCTAACATATAAAGTATCTGCAGTAAGAGTTGCTGGAGGTGAACTTACATCAATACCATTATCAAATATTACATGCTCTCCTCCACTAGCTGCTACTTCTATGCTAATGCATGAATATCCATCAGCTGGAAAAGCAAACTTGTCTAAGCAAAATTTACCAGTAGTTTTATCCTTTTCAACTATCTTAAAACATTTGTCGTTAAATAATTGAAGTATTGCTTGATCAGATGCTGAGTTTTCACAGCATATATTAGTTAAATCTGATATCATTAGTTATTCATATTTTTTTTCCTTTTGAGTAGTTCGGGCCTTTGTGAAACCTGTTGCTTCTATAGTTATCTATTATGTCAGATTCAGAGATTCCTTCAAAACTACCTTTAGTTTTACCCCAGTGGTTTCTTGCTAATTCTAATTCAGTAGGTTCTTTATTTTCAGCCTCCTCCTTTGGTTTATCCATATAAGACATTAAGCCTTCTCCAGATGGAGGTTCTGTTGGAATAGTAGATATTATTTCAGTTGCAACTGAAGAAGGTTCTTCCTTTTTTTCTATTGGTTCCACATGTTCTTCTTTAACGTTAACCATACTTTCGTTAAACTTTATAAAGAAGTGTAAGGCGGTAAGAGACATTATTGGAAGAGTTCCTCCTTGTATTAAAGCAAGAAGCCTTTTATGTTCAAGTATTCCCCAATCGTCTACTATCGGGCTTATTAGTTCTAGCCAAGATTTAAAAGATTCTCCTTCTACATTAATGTATTCGTATTCAAAAAATACGTTACCTATAATTTGTATTGCAGTAACAAGTCCGAATAAAAACCATATGGCTTTCTTAGTACCACTTAAAGTAGAGGCGGAAACCGAAGCAAGTGCAAATATTTCAATTGCTATTGAAAGATATATCGCCCAGCTAATAGGATTACCTAATTGATACCAACTAACTACATGACTAATTGACATTATAACTACAAGTAAAATAGGAACTAAAAATGAATTCCTAATTATTGTTTGTTTATTGTCGTTGATCCATTTTATCATATTGATAATTATTTTTTAGAATCTTTGTATTTTAATTCGTTTATTGGAATATGGTTTTTATCAGATAACTCCTCTAATTCTAAAAACTTCCACATTACTTTTTCCATAACATCTTCTGCTTTTTCAGAATCTAAAGTCTTTTGTTCTAGTATTGATACTACTTCTATTAAAGAATCTACCTTGTGAACCATTTTAGAGTTATATGATTCAATTATTTTATTAGTTTTTGATATTTTACTACTAGTACATCCTCTACCAATAAAACCCAATACAAATATTACAGTTAATATCTTCCATACATGTTCTTTTATTGCTTGTGTAATCTTCATAATAATACTTTATTTTATTTATTAGTCTATAAAAAGTTATTTATTAGGTTATATATTCCTATAGAAATTAATCCGATAATAGATGATAAAAATATAGAATCATATATAAATCTAGATCTATTATATGCATTCATTTTAAATTTTACTTCTACTACGTATCCATAAAAGTCTTTATTATATACTCTTTCGTAATCGGCAGATATTGCGTCAAGTATGCCTTCTTTTTCTAAAAAATTTGTGTATTTTTTCATTGAATCAGAAACAAACCTAAGCTCAACGGACTCTTGTTCGATTCCGTCTGTATACTTTAGTAAATCAGGATTTAAATTAACGCCAATGTACATTAAATTTTTTTCTAGCTTAATTCCTGTAGCTTTGAGCTTACCATCATTATCTAGCTCACTTAATATCTTAGAATATCTTAAGTATCTAGATAGCTCATCTATTGATTTCTTAAATGTTTTATAGGAATCAATAGGGTTAATATAACTTATTAATTTTTTCATATATTGAATATATTATTTAATGATTCTTTAAATGAAGGATGAGTGTTTAAAATTTTATCTTTTAAATCTATCCTAACTTTTCTTAATTTAGTCTTCACAGTATTCTCATTAATATCATATCTGCTTGCTATGTTTTTTACCTTATCTTTGTTTATCATTTTATCTATAGCGATATTTTTTAAGAGAGTATCCTCTATCCCATAGATCTCAGATAAGGTTATATTATATAGGTTTTGAAAATCTCCTTCTACATCTGACATATCGTCAGTTTCTTGCATAGTAGACCTTAAGGTAGATCCATTTTCTATATTAACGTAACTAACTTTATTTTTTACATGCAAATAAAATAAAGTTTCATTTCTAGCTATAGTGTATATCCATGTCGTAAATCTACCCCTGTTAAAGTCAAACTTAGATACATTCTTAAAAATCTTTTTAAGAGTCCACTGTAGAGCTTCTTCGGTGTCATCATTATTTTTGCAAAATTTCCAAATGTAAAATTTAAGCTTAGGATAAATTAAAGTAGCTAATTCATTTCTTTCTTTTTCTGTTATTGTGTCGTTAGTAAATTTATAGGCAATTTGCTGAATCCTTCGATTCGCAGTTTTATTAATTTCGTCAAACCCCATTAAGTAGTAATTATTTTGTTAAGGACGTATAGATTATCAGGTAGAAGTAGTGTTCAAGGTTGACTCTAAACGGCACTTTGTTATTATACTAAACTTTACTTATTTTTAAAAAAATTATTTCTTAAATTTTTAAGATGATTTATTGTATCAGAGTTAAA